GTATTCTTGGGAAAAGTCATTACGCCTTAAATATTGCCCTAACTGCTCATCAGCCTTTAGGCACATTACCACATTGGCCGGACTAGTAGCCTTGATAGCGCCTTTATCCGTTAAAACTAATTTGGGGTTTTTGTCTATACTTACGACATTACCAATCTTTCTCACCCCCTTCTATCTTTCTTGATCATGCTTTCAACTGTCCTTTTTACCTCAATATCAGGTAAAGGGTTTAAACTGTTTCCGTTTGCGATTTCTGCAAGTTTTAAAACGTGTTCATCATCTACGGCCCGGAATAACAAACCACCTACAAACTTAGCTAGTTTGTCATTCCGTCCACCTTCATCCCCAAAACCTACTGCGATAGTTTCAAATAAATCCGTTGTTTGGTTTTTCTCCCGGTATAGGCTTCTTTCTTTCAGGTCCTTCAAACCTTCAGATCTGTACCCGTGTGTTTCTTGGTAGGTCTTCTTCAGGGCTTGAATTAATTCTTTAGAAGGTGTTACCATTGTCCCGCCTTCACTAGACTTTTCTAGGTCCCATTCATACTGACCCTTTTCAGTCGCGGAAGGTGCTACCAAAACATAATTATTTTCATGCGCTTTTATATCCACTCCCGGAAGAAAGCCGATCATTTGAGTGATTGGGCTATCTTCCCTTTTGAAGTAGAATAAATGCTTTCCACCGCTTGCGGTTTTGGCTTGTAAGGTCGGTTCAATCAGGTTTAAATATTTCCAGCGTTTGAGTGATTCAAACCCGTTTTCTTTGCCGTGCTTATCAATATCAATCACAAAGAAATTAGTAGTTTTTAAAGCTATGTTAGCGTTTGGGTGCTGGTCCCAAAAACTCGCTATTTCTTCCGCTGTCATTTTGGGCTTGTCCGCAAACTCTATCATAGGTCTTTTGTTTTTAGGGTTAATAGGAATGACGGCAAAGCCTAACTTTTGATATTGTAAAGCGTAGTGCTTCATGCTAGCCATTCCTATTTACTCCTGAATTTTAGAATGGTAGATCATCATCATTTACTTCTACGGCGCTTGTATTTGGTAGGCCTTCAGCTTCATTAAGATCATAATTGCGGTATGTTTTACCTTTGCTTTCTGATTCAATGATTACCAAAGTATAGTAGGTTCCTACCGCTTTACGGTTAAGGGCTTCTTCTAGCGCCTTACCATCTTCAAAGTCGGACTTCAAAGGTGCGTCATCTGCAAAGGCCAAGGCTTTTTGGAAAAACTTGATTGTACGTTGTACTGACCATCCAATATCTTTCCCGTTCCAAGTGTCAAGCGTACCGAATGAAACATATTCGGTCCGGCCGTCATAATCACCACCGCGGATTTCAAAGCGGTATTGAAGGCTTTCCCATCCGCTTTCTGCCACGTTGAATTGTGCAGATTTAAGAATGGCTTGATACTTACCGGCTGGAATTGGTGCCGGACCGTTTGCGCTGTCCTTGCGAGGGTCAAACCCTTCTTTTTTAATTGATTGTGCAATGTCTAGTAAACTCATTGTTTAATTCTCCTTTAATTTTTAAATTATTTATATAAAATCGTGACAAACAAAAACATTTCATCTTCGTTTTCATAGTGTGAAGAACTTATTTTAATATCAATAACTTCTTTTCCTTCTAGTTCCGAATTGATACACCGTTCAATATATTCCGTATCGTCGTAATACGTATTGAATTTTAAACATTTAACCTTCATAAAATCCCCCTTAGAAAAGATCATCTTCAGAAACGTTTTCTGTTTTCTGTGGTTTAGTCGCCTTTGGCTTTTCTACCTTGGTTTCTTCCTTCTTAGCTGGTGCCGGCTTGCTTGGTGCTTTTGCCGGTTCCAAGGCCCCGCGGATTGTTGACAAGATTTTCAAGATAGCCTTATCATCAACCTGATCCATGTAGTATTTCTTGCGTTTGCGTTCTACTTCCCTGTTATAGTTGTTACCAACTTTTTCAGTGTGAATCATCAAATCAGAATTACCATTAATTAGGTTTACATACTTGTCCTTTAGGCTTGGTTTGTCCTTTGTAGCGTTGCCATTATCATCATATTCAGATACTTGCCGGCTGATATAAATGACATTCATAGGTAGGGCCTTTAGATCAATTACCATTTCAGTAATTGCCTGATTGAAGAAGTCATAGCCTTTCCCGTAAGGAATTTCTGACAAAGATTTCAAGCGGGGCTTTCCGGGCGGTGTCAATTCATCACAAACAGCAATCTTGATCATTTCAATTACATCATCAATAACATCAACTACCACCGTCTGGTAAGTGTGTTTTTGAGTTTGCAAAGCCAAAAGAATTTCACCAATTTGAGAAATGACGCTTTTAGTAATTCGCCCTTGTTCATCCTTTTCGTTCACTAATTGAATACTTGGTACAGTGTTTGCTTCAGCGTTACCATCTGTATTTAAAACGATAGGCGCCGGGAACTCGTTAGCTAGGTAGCTTTTCCCGGACATGGTTTCGCCGTAGAAGAAGAAATTTCGCGGTGTGTCCTTTGGTATCTGTGGTTTGTTTTCTGGTAATTTAAAGGCCATTTTATTCACCTCTCCAGAATGGTTTTCGTCCAACAAATCCGTTTGCTAATGCTTTTGCCAAAATTTGTTTAAACTCGTCTGAATCATTTTTTTCAATTTCGCGGATTTCATCACCGTTTGGATAAGTCAATTCAAAAGTTGCGTTGACTTCAATGATTTCAGCGCCAAAGGCTTTAGCAAGGTTTTTGAGTTCTTTCTTTTGTTTTTCATAACCTTCCTCACTCATGGTAATGGCGCCTTGAATTTCGTCGGTGTAAGAATTTTGGAAGGCTAGGCGTCCGCGGTCTTTGTAGCTTTCCAAATATTCGCCATTTTCTTTATCGCGGAATACATAATATTTAGCTGTTACTTTAGTCATTGTTTAAATCCTCATTATCTTTCTTTTCTTGTTTTGTTGAACGTTCCCCCAAAAGGAACCCTACCATAAAAATTAGTGTACTGAATACAATAGTTTCAATATTCATTTTTATCCATCCTTAAAATAAAATTCAATAACGTTTACGTCATTTTGTTGCCGGCTTCCTGTGATCCGCCAAAGTAATTGCCTGTAATCGTCATACTCCCCGGATTCTTCACTTACCGGATCTAAAACCACAATGGTTTTATACTTATGTTGTAAGCCGTCCACCCCTACGCCTAAAACTTGACTGGTAGCAACTACTACCTTGTTTTCTAGGCCTTCTTGTCGGTCCCCGGTCCATATTCCTATTTCCGGGTGTCGGTCATGGATCACATTTACAACCTGTTTAGACTTGCTTACTATCAGCATATCTTCAGGGCTTCGATCTATTAGGCCGTCCAGAGTGGTCAAAAGCGGGGTATCTTGGTTAATTGGTTTTAACTTTGGGAAGTCAACTTCTACCCCGGTTTGATATAAATACCGTTCAAAGGTAGCCCGGCCAAAGGACTGTTTAGCTATCGCGGTTTTTCCGTCAACCGTTACTAAATTAAGCTTTCTAAATTTCTTTAAAAGTTCCGGATTTCCAGCTTTTAAAGTATTCTTATAAAAGCGGATCTTGTAACCGTTGTTTTCCGTTGCTTGTTCAATTCCTTCTATTTCTTCCCAGCGGAAGAAGTTAGGGAGATTTTTAACATAACTTTCATAGTTTCTAAAATCTTTCCATTTTTCTTTGGAGTAAGAAAACTGATCATAAATCATTTGGCCGTGTGTCTTTTGCCATTCAAATTTCTGATTAGGCGTAGCATATCCGAAAATTGTTTTTTCCAAAGGGTAGAAATTTTGCCCTTTTTTTCGGATTGGCGTAGCGGATAGCCCGATAGTGTATTTACGCTTTATTTTGCGATATAAGGCACTTAATTTTTCGCTTGACATATTCTGCCATTCATCCACTATTAAGACATCACAAGCGATTTTAAAGCCCTTTTTAACCCTGTTTTGTAAGGTTCGATCCGTTATAATTTCAAAATCGCAATTATCCGAATAATTGAACTTTTGAACTGTGTCTTTCCAGCCTTCAAGAATGGATAAGCGGTTATTTAAGATTAAGACTTTCTTAGCCTTCTTGTGCTTACAGATTTCAAGGGCACAAATTGTTTTGCCACGCCCCCCAAGGGCTTCTAAAAAAATCCCATTGGTTAGTCTATCGCTACGCTTAACGGCTTCTTTTTGCCATTTTTTAAGCTGTATTGCTATTTTCTATCACCACCTTCCCAATGTCTGAAACAACTTCTTCAATGTCATTTCTTACGGCCCAAAACAATCCCAAACGGGCGGAAGCCCTGGCGTCTTGATGGTGACTTTTTTCGAATTTCCATAAGTTAAGGGCCTTTAGTAGTTCATTTGGTATGTCCGACTGATACCCGGCGTTACGTTGTAAAATAGCGTCCGGAAAGAATAACTGAAAATAAGCAATAGTTTCTAAAACTGAATTATCTTTTGATAAATCATTGTCCCGCGCTTCATACTTTTCAATTATTACCACGTCCGGGGCTAGTTCATAGCCTATTTCATCAAACCACTGTTTAATAGCTGGTAAACCTTTTGGAACTATCCAATGGTTAATCAAACGGGCATTATTCAGGTAAACAATCCCTGAAGTGCTATCTTCAGCCTTGTTTGATGATGGATCAATACTTAAAATTTTCATTTACTTGATCCGCAAGCTTCTATTTTCCTGAAGCGTAGCGCCTTTAATTTTTTTACCTTCGTTCAAAACTTCATAAAGTGCCTTTTTGTTCGGGCTTTCAGTTACCTTTTTCACCCAATATTTTTTAGGTAGGTTTGCTTCATCCACAATTACACTAGCTTTTGAGTTTTGCACTGAAATAGTGAATAGTTCACCTTTGATTTTAGTTTTTCCGGTGATTTCCATTGAAGCCTGAAGGTCACGCTTTAAGCGTTCAATTTTCTTGTCAGTTTTTTCTTTCTTCTCTTTAAAGCGCTGTTCTTCTTCCTTGTAAATCTGCTTATCAGCTTCAAGGTTGCGGATCAGTTTAGCGTAATTTTCCGCCTTTGCCTCAATTTCTTCATCAAGTCCCAGGCTTTCAATCGTATCTAGTTTGGTTTCATCATCAATTTCCAAATTGTAAATGTCTAAATACTGGCCTGTTAATTCGTATAAAGTAGCCATTTTTCATTCCTCTCTTTTAAAGAACTTCAGCCATTCCCCAATCATTATCAGAAATGGAAGCTTTTCTTAATAGCGCCATTCGGTTATTGTATTCTTCAATAACTTTCTGATCGTGTACCTTAATTTCATCTTCCCAAAGGGCTTGTAATTCAGCTACTTTTTTAGCTTGTTTCTTTTTGCGTTCC